GTTAGTATGGACTTTATAACCATTACACCTAAAGCAAGTCAACAAGTGAAGCATTTGATTAGTGAGTTGCCTAGTGATATTGGTTTACGCTTAGCAGTAAAAGGCGGTGGATGTTCTGGACTTTCTTATGATTTACAGTTTACATCCGAAGAAGCTAAAGATACTGTTTTTGAGCATGATGGTTTTAAAATATTTATGGATGCAAAGAGTATGATATATTTAAAGGGTATGGCAGTAGATTTTGATGATAGTTTACAGGGCAAAGGTTTCATTTTTATCAATCCTAATGCTACAAATACTTGTGGCTGCGGAGAAAGCTTTTCCATGAATTAAGTTCCTTGTATTTGTAGTTTGTTTTTGTTATAATGATTTGAAATTAATTAAGGAGATTTGTTATGTCTGGTATTTTAAGTAGTTTATTATTAGTATTCGGTTCATACATTGTTCAGCCAGATTGGTTTGATAACGGCCCGTATGAGTATTACAAAGAATATGACTCCCTAGAGGAGTGTCAAATCGCAACTCATGGTACAGATGATGTTTGCGTTGGTGAGCAACCTTCAAAACAGTTTATTAAAGCTCTTAATGTAAGAACTGACACAACATTCCAAGAGAAATTAGATTGGGTGAAGTGTGATTATTGGGCAGGATGTTATTGGGGTAAAAGGTGAATGATATGATTTATAAAAATTTTGTTGGTGGTGTTTGGATTCCATGTGAAACTGGCAAAACTTTTCAAAACATTAATCCAGCACATAAAGAAGAAGTTGTTTCAGAGTTTCAAGATAGCGCAAAGATTGATATAGATAGAGCAGTAGAAATTGCAGAACAAGCATTTCAATCTTGGAAAAGAGTACCAGCACCTCATAGGGGAGAGATTCTTTATAAGGCTGCTGAAATTCTTGTAAGAGATAAAGAGTGTATTGCAACACAAATGACTCAAGAAATGGGTAAGTGTCTTTCAGAAACTAGAGGTGATGTCCAAGAAGCAATAGATATGGCATACTATGCAGCTGGTGAGGGTAGAAGAATGGCAGGTGAGGTTGTTCCTTCCGAATTGGCAAATAAATGGTGTATGTCCAAGAAAGAACCGATTGGAGTTATCGGTGCAATTACGCCATGGAATTTTCCTATCGCAATACCATCATGGAAAGCATTTCCAGCATTAGTTGCGGGTAACACAATGGTTATCAAACCAGCAGAGGATACGCCTTGGAGTGTTTGTAAACTTGCAGAGGTGTTTCACGAAGCAGGATTGCCTGCGGGTGTATTTAATGTTGTAACTGGTTATGGCCCAACAGCTGGAACTCCACTACTAGAAAATCCAAAAGTAAAAATGATTTCGTTTACAGGATCAACTGCAACTGGTAAGATAGTTGCTACTACTTGTTCCGAATTGATGAAACCATATTCACTTGAAATGGGTGGCAAGAATGGTATCGTAGTTATGGATGATGCAGATATTGATCTTGCAGTTGAAGGTGTAGTATGGGGAGCATTTGGTACTACTGGACAAAGATGTACTGCTTGTAGTCGAGTTATAGTACATGAAGAAGTTTACCATGAGTTTATGGAAAAGTTAGTTGCAAAAACTAAAACATTAAGTGTGGGTGATGGTCTTAAAGATAAGACAGATGTTGGCCCATTGATTAATGCTAAAGCATTATCTAAAGTTAATCTATATGTAGAAGAAGCAAAGAGTAGAGGTTTAACACCAGTTATCGGTGGACAACCTTGTTTACAACCTAATGAAGATTGTGATGGATGGTTTTATGAACCAACAATTTTTGATAATGTAGATATTAATGACAAACTGATGCAAGAAGAAATCTTTGGGCCAGTTGTTGCAGTAACTACATTCAATAATACTAAAGAAGCAATCTGGATGTTGAACAATACTGGTTATGGATTATCTAGTGCATTATATACTAGTGATGTTAATCTTGCATTTGAGTTTTTAAACGAAGCTGAAACTGGAATGGTATATGTTAATGCATCAACTATTGGTGCAGAAATACAATTACCGTTTGGTGGTATTAAAGGAACTGGTAACGGTCATAGAGACGCTGGTGGTTCCATGATTGATAACTGTACGGAAAATAAATCATGCATGGTTGATTTTTCTGGAAAAGTGCAAAAAGCACAAATTGACAATACTTAGGAGAAAAATAATGGCAACAATAATTACAGATGAATGTATTAACTGTGCAGTATGTGAACCCGAATGTCCTAACGAAGCAATTTCAGAGGGTGAAGATTATTATGAAATAGATCCTGATCTTTGTACTGAGTGTGTTGGTTTTCATGGTGAAGAAGCTTGTCAAGAAGTATGTCCTGTTGACTGTTGTATTCCAGATGAAGATATAAGAGAATCAGAGGAAGAACTGTTAGAGAAAGCTAAGAAGATTCATCCAGACGGAGATTTTCCATTGTTAGAAGAATTGACAAACAAGACTTCTATCTTTAGAAATCCTGATAGAAAGAACGCGGGACTATAATGTTTTTACAATTAGCATTAGGTGTATCACTTTTGTTCGGGGGAAACTGGTATATAGATAAACCGTATAAAGGTTTCCCCGATACAAAAGCTTTGTTCATGGAAGAATGGCAGTGCGAGCAAGTAAAGACTGATAAAGAAGCTTGTATTCGTTTGGATGATGAATATGTTGGACTTTATAATAAGGAAGAAGAAGAATGAGAATAATTAAAATTGAGACAATTAAAAAACAAAGACGAATTGTTTATGAAATTCCCGAAACTGAAATAATGAAATTTGGCCCTACACCAGTATTTCGTCATAGATTACAACGTGAAGATTCCGATTTGTTGGAACAGCTTGATGATTTGGAAGAAGATTTTGAAGAAGAAGAAAGAGATGAATCTGATGAACTTTCTAGTGTAGAATGGCTTTTTGAAGATGATGAACTTTAATCCCCCCGAAGCAAGTGCGGTTGGGGCATTAGCTCAGTTGGGAGAGCGCTGCCTTTGCAAGGCAGAGGTCGGGGGTTCGACTCCCTCATGCTCCACCAAATTTGAATTATGAATACAGATTTAAAAGATTTTATTTATTATAGAAAAAACTTCTTAACTAAAGAATATTGTAAAGAAGTTATTAGACAAATAGAAAATGGTAATTGGCAATCTCATCATTGGTATAACCAAAGAATTGATGAGATTTTTGATTTTAGTTATGGCCCAAAAGCACTTAAAAATTCTCAAGGATATATAGATTTACCATTAGATATTGAACAAACTATTACTTCAATAACTGATAATTTACATCCCATTATTTTTGAATATATTAAAGATTTAAATCTTGAATGGTTTACTGGCTGGGAAGGATATACAGAAATTAAATTATTACAATATTCCAAGAGTCAAGAAATGAAAACTCATTGTGATCATGTTCGGGATATATTTGAAGGAGAAAGAAAAGGTATTCCAATATTTTCGATTATTGGATTATTGAATGAGGATTATGAGGGCGGTAAGTTAATAATGTTTGATAGAGAAATAAAATTAAATGCTGGAGATTTAGTTATTTTTCCATCAAATTTTTTATATCCTCATAAAATTTCTCCTGTAACAGATGGCGTTAGATATTCTTATGTTTCTTGGGGATGGTAATAAATAAAAGGAGATAACCATGCCTAAAACTATTTATACTCACAAACATCACATTATTCCAAGACACGCTGGTGGCTCTGACGACCCATCAAATATTGTAAAACTTACTATTGAAGAACACGCACTAGCACATAAGAAGTTATTTTTTATCTATGGTAGATGGCAAGACGAAGTTGCTTGGAAATCTCTTTTAGGTGAAATGAAACAAGCAGAAAGGGTAAACACATTAAGAGTTGAGGGTGGAAAGATGGGTGCTAAGACAACAGCTGAAAAATATCCAAAAGGAACAAGAGGTAATTGGAATAATGGTATGCGTGGTAAAACACATAGTCCAGAAACTTTAGAGATATTGTCTGAATTAATGATAGGTGAAAATAATCCTAATTTTGGTGGTGTTTGCCAAACACCAGAAATAAGAAAAAAAATGAGTGATAAGAAAAAAAGATCAAATAATAATCAATGGGGAAAACATTGGTATAACAATGGAATTGAAAATGTTGTATGTTTTGAACATGAAGTACCCGAAGGTTATACTAGAGGTAGAATAAATGGTAATAAGCCCTTGTAGCTCACGTTGGTAGAGCAGCTGATTTGTAATCAGCAGGTAGGCGGATCGTCGCCGTCCAAGGGCTCCATTTATTTCTTAAATGGCGGTAAGTGTATTATATCCGATTCTAAAGGTTTTTCAGTTTCAAAGTTGTTATCAATATAGTTCATTTTATCAAAGGTAGGATCAAATTTAGTTATCTGGTCAAGGAAATCGTCAAGTTCATCCATGCCACCTTTAAGTTGTACGGTGGGCTGTATAATTCCATGAATACTTTTTCTTGAGGGAAATATACTCTTTTCCCAATGCGGAAATTTCATCTTACTTCTCCTTAATTGGAATTGATGTATTATTTATATAATTTAAGAGGTGAAAGATATGAAAATTAATAAAACCCACGCAGTATTTAATATGTTATACAATAAAAATAAGAATAAACCTTATGATATTGTAAGAATGTATTGTCGTTATTGTCAAGAAAAACTGGATATTCATGTTTATCATGCACTCGGTACTCTTGAGCATTATCAGCTGGTAAATCTACCAGAAAAAATAGCTAAACATTTAGATACAAGAAAAATTGAATGTACTCATTGTAATAGAAATTTTGTATTAGAAAAGAGTACACAAGATAAAAAATCAGATTATCATTTAAAGCTTGATTGTTCTAATATAGGGTCAGGCATGGAATCATGGTATGAAGATGCTATTCCAAAATATTCTAATGAACCATATGCATTATGATAAAATCTTTTTTCTATAATAAGAAATGGTTGCTTTGGGCATGGGGTGGACTGTTTATTCTTTTAAGTTCATTGTGGGCTCAAGTATCTTTGACTGTAGCTATCAATGAATGGTATGGTGGCTTCTATGATCTTATGCAAAACTCAGCATCATATTTCGAGAAGCCTCGAATTGGTATAGATTTATTTTATGATGAATTGCTAGAGTTTACCATGTTAGCTATGCCTTATGTTGTTATTGCTACTATTACAAACTGGTTTACTAGAGTATATGGTTTAAGATGGAGAGAAGCAATAACATTTGATTATCTTCCAAGATGGAGAAATGTTAAAGAAGATATTGAAGGTGCTTCTCAAAGAATCCAAGAAGATACACATCATTTTGCTCAAATCATAGAGAATCTTGGATTGAAAGTTGTAAAATCTATAATGACGTTGATAGCATTTATTCCTGTCTTATGGCAGTTAAGTGCTAAAACAGATATTCCATTTATGGGTATGCAAGCAGGATCATTAGTTTGGTTTGCATTGGTTGTATCTGTTGGGGGTTTGATACTTACATGGTTTGTTGGTGCAAAGTTGCCTGGACTTGAATATAATAATCAAAAAGTAGAAGCTGCTTTTAGAAAGGAATTAGTATTAGGTGAAGATGATAAAGAATCTTATTCGCAACCTACAACCATTCTTGAATTATTTACAGGAATTAAATTTAACTATCAAAGGTTATTTAATCACTATGGATATGTGGATGTATGGATTAACTCCTACGATCAATTTATGGTCATCGTGCCCTACTTACTGGTGGGCCCAGGCTTATTTACCAAACTTATAACATTGGGTATAGTGGTTCAAGTATCTAATGCTTTCCAAAAAGTACATGAAGGTTTTGGGGTGTTTTTATACCAATTTACCCAAATAACTGAATTACGGTCAATTTATAAACGATTACAGGAATTTGAGGACAATCTGAGCCGTTATAAGGGATAAGCCCTTATTCTACCCTTAGTTTGGACAAATAACCGCTTAAATCGACTCTGAGAGTGTCAAAAAACCCTTTAAAATCAATAACTTACAAACCCCTTATTTTTCAATAGCTTACATTAAATTTTTTTCCTTGCGTATTAGGGGTGATTTTGGTATAATATATTAGAAAATAAATAAGGAGAAATTAAAATGAGTGAATTTATGGATAATTTATTAAAGTTTATTGGAGGCGTAGTTGTTATTGTTTCAGTTATAGGATATTCATTGGCTGTCATATTTTCACCAATCGGAGTTTTATGGTTAGTCTTAAATCATTAGGAGATATTATGAAAAACCAGAGAAATCTAAGAAGAAAGAAACTTGAAAAGAATTATAAGAAAAAATTAAAACGATTAAAAAGAGCAAAAGATAAAAAACAAGATGAATGGAATCGTGATAAGATTGAAAGAGATATAAGGAAAATTAGAAAAACTAGGGGAATAGGAAATGCCAAATAGAAAAGAAAGAGAATTAGAACCAGAAAGAGAACTTGAAAATCCTGAGCCAAAATCAAATAGTGAAAGACCTGGCAGGGATAAGTTATTTGAAAGAATGAGAAAAGTTGACCCTAAACAATCTGAAAAATATAAACAAAGGACTGGTGAGTGATGTTTCCTATTTGTGGATGGACAATTAAAGGTAAACCAGCAGTTATTGGATTTGCTGGAAAAGCAAGAAGTGGTAAAGATACTGCTGGAAAGTATTTGGTTGACAAATATCAATTTGCTCATTATTACTTTGCAAAACCTTTGAAAGAGGGTGCAAAGTTAATGTTCAATCTTACTGATGAACAAATCAAAAATAAAGAGCAAGTGATAGAGCCTTGGGGTAGATCACCGAGGGAACTTTATCAGTTGTTGGGTACAGATATTGCTCGTTCTATTGATGTCAGAGTTTGGATTAAAAATGCAGAAATGTTTATTAAACGAAATTCTGGTTTATCGGTAGCTATTACTGATGTACGTTTTTCAAATGAAGCTGAGTGGATTAGAAGTCAAGGTGGCGTTGTTATATTACTTGAAAGTAAAACAAGGGGTATAACCAATCATACAGCACATTCATCCGAAAATGGTTTAAAGGATAGTGATATAGATATTACAATACAGAATGATGGAACTAAAGAAGAACTATATAATAAAATTGAGGCATTGAGAGGATGAGATATTTTCGTTATACATTAGAAGATATGAAGAAAGAGTCTGATAAGAAGTTATTTAATTATATAACCTTCTTTGCTGGAGGCGGTGGTTCTTCATCTGGATATAAACTTGCTGGTGGAAATTGTTTGTTTATGAATGAATTTCAGCAAGTTGCAGTAGATACCTATATGGCTAATTGGCCGGGAACTCCTCATATTTGTGATGATATTAAGAATATTACTGGACAGCAAATAATGGAGTTAGCAGGATTTAAAAAGTATGAATTGGATTTATTAGATGCAAGTCCGCCATGCCCACCATTTTCTATGTCTGGTACAAAGAGAAAAGGTTGGGGAAAAGAAAAGATGGCATACGGTATGAAACAAAAGAACATTGAGGATCTAACATGGGAAATGATTAGAATTGCTAAAGAAACCATGCCAAAAGTTATTGTTTGTGAGAATGTAAAAGGACTTACAATGGAGTATGCAGCTGATTATCTTCAAAGAATGATTAAAGATACTGAAGCACTTGGATATACTACTGTATATAAAGTATTGCGTGGACAAGATTATGGTGTACCACAAAAACGTGAACGAATATTCATGGTATCTGTTAGGGATGATGTTATGAAAGAAGTTGGATTAAACTTTATGACTTTAAGTAATGTCTTTCCAGACCCCGAAGAATATGAACCAACTATTAGGGATGCCATTGAAGATTTGATGGATGATTCTAATAATAAAGAAGAAGCAAAAGAACTTACAGATTTAATGAGAAATAGCTCTAAGGGTAAATGGATTTATGGTTTTGACACCCATCCAGATTATCCTGATTCTGGGCCATGTAAAGGTTTGAAGGGTGTGGACTTTAATGGTAAGGTAGTATCTATTGGTGATAATGTTGTTAAGCCATGGTTTCAAGAACAAATTAAAAAAGGTATCTTGAAACCCGAAGATGAAAAACATTCTTATTATATGTCAAGGATTGTGCCATGGGATCAAGCTGCACATTCTTTAACAGAGCAAGGTTTGCAACCAAGATTCATGGGGGGAAATCATATGCATCCAGACGAATATAGGGTTTATACACCGACAGAAGCTAAAAGAATTATGACTTTACCAGAGGATTATAAACTTACAGGAACAATAGATGAGAAACAAGCAAGGATGGGATTAATGGTTGCTCCATTATGTATGAAGTATCTTGCAGATAGTATCTATGAAAAAGTTATAAAGGTTTATAATGAAATACATTAAAGTTAAAAAAGATTATGGTTACGAAGAAACATTTGAAAAATGGAATGGGAAATTCCTAGATGAAAATGCTTATGATGAAGTAGTAACTGTAACAGAGGACACAGCAATAATGAAACCAGTTAATGCTGTTGATGGTTCAGATGTTCCATTAGCTTATGTTATTACTAATGCATATCCGAATGACAATGTAAGAAATACATTGATGTCAATAATAGAAACTACAACTATGAGAGCAAATGCATCTGGCCCCATTGACCCCGAAGAAATGAAAGAGAAAGGTTTGATTGAGGGTGATGATTATAGACTTAGAACACCAAATTCCTATCAAACAAAAACTAGGGATGGTGAATGGGGTATGATTGCTTATGCAAATGAAATTCATTCTGTTATGATAGGTTTTAAGAGAGGAAGATTTACTGGTGCAATAGAATCATCTGGCTGGACTAAAGATAATCCAGAAAGATGGGAAGCACTACAAGAAATATCAAAGTATAATGAAGAAGCATTTAAGAAAGCAAATGTAAGTATCTATGAAAATCAAAAAACATTTGCTGAGTCTTATATTGAAGAAAAGTATCGGGTAGGCGGTGGAATATTTACAACATTATCTGCTAACCGATACCATAAAGACCAAAGTACAAAAATGTCAGCACATATTGATAGTGGTGATGTAAACGCAGGATTGACAACAATGTGCTGTTTTAGGAAAGGTGAATATACAGGTGCATATTTAACATTTCCTCAATATAGAATAGCAGTAGATGCTCCAGACAATTCGGTTATTATTGCAGATAGTAATAGGTTGCATGGGGTAACTCAAATCTATGGTGATGGGGAACGATTTACTTGTGTTGCTTATTGTGATGGTAGATTAGCAACAAAGGGTGCAGCAGGCAAACAGGTGAAAGCAGTAGGAAGATTTGCCAAGGATTCAACCCCTAATTTAGAAGGATTCTTATAAAGTGTATACTTTTTCATACTTTTGTATACAAAAGTATACACCTTTAAAATTGAATATCTTTTAAAATCAAGGGCTTACGTTTGGCATCAAAATTGCATTATTATATATGAGGGGCATTATTGTCTTTTAAATAATGTAGTATAACGCGTCTAATAATTAACAAAGGAGATTTATTATGAGTAAAACAGAAATCAAAGAAGTTGTATATCCTTTAACTGCTGAAGAATTTAAGCAGACTGAGAAAATTACTTCTCAAGATGTACTTGACATTATCAATGAAGCTGATGTTGAGGTAGAATAATCTGAAACCCCTGCTTAACGGCAGGGGTTTTTTAATTTTAAAAGGATATTTATGGATTCTGAACAGTATTTGCCGGGCGATTGGAAAGAAGATGAAATTTTGGAATTATTTGATGATTTTGTCAATACTTTTAATTGTAATGAAGCAAAACAAGAATATATGTTTCGTTATTATTCAGAATTATCAGAGCAAGGTAGGCAAGATATGTTAGATTGGATGTGTAAGAAATTAGTACAAAATATGTCAGAAAGAATGATATGGATGTGTCCTAATTAAGAATTATTAAAAGAAACATAAATCTGAAATACTATGAAATATTATGAAATAGGAGAAATGCGTATGACTACTAAACAAATTGAAACACCAGAACAAAGTAAATTTACGATTGTAGTTAAAACAATAAAAGAATATTGGGAATGGATTATGAAATTAGGGTTAGAGCTCCATCCCATAGGACAAAGAAATGATGTTGACGTTAATGGATTAACTAAAAAAAGAAGTATTATTATGTCAATATTACAGGGATTAGATATTGGTGAAGTATCATTTGCTACAACAAAAGAATCATTAGATGGTGGGCATCGCTCTCGTTCAATTTTGGATTTTTTACAAAATAAATTTAAATTGCCCGCGGATTCTATATATGGTGAAGTTAATTTTAGTCAACTTCCTCAAAATATTAAAGATTATTTTTGTGATTATAAACTTAGAGTAACAGATTTTTATGAATTATCTGGTTCTGCTATTGGACAACAATTTTTACAAACCAATAATATAACGCCTCCCTGTTTTGCAGAAAAAATGAACTCATTTGGTACACACTATACAATTCTTAAAATAAGAGAATATTCTCAAACTGTACCAGATGAAGATGGAAAACAAATTAATAAGATGTTTAGATTGTTTGAAACTGGTGTGGCTTATGCCAATAAAAGACACCTTTACTTTCTTCAAATTTTAGAATCTGCTGCTTTACATAAACATAAATCTTTTACTAATGTGAAAGAGAGTGATATTAGAGAATATGCTGAAAATACTTCTGAAAAAGAAGTTAAACGTATAGATAAAGCATTACAGGAAGAATTTAAATTTTATGCAGAAATTGCTCCTTTATGGAAAAAGTATTATAAAAAACAAATTTCAATTCAAGATTTTCATATTATACGTCTTATTTATTGGAACTTACGAGAAAGATCAAATAGATTTAAAGTAAGTGATATGGAAGAATTTGTAAGTAGTTTTATTAATAAATTACAGAAATTTTTAAGAAATAATAGGTTTAACGCTTATGTTCATAAAACTGGAAAAAAGAAAGGTGAACACGTTGATTCAAAACATAATAATATATCTGGTGCTTTTCAGTCTTATGTTAAAAAGGTTGGAGATTTGAGAAAATTTACTCAAGCTAAAGAATGGGTAAATGGTTTAATAAATTATAGTTGTGTTGTCTTAAAGAGTAATGATGGTAAATCATTTCCACCAGAAATGATTTTGACAAGATGGAGAGAAGTTAATAAGATTGATGAAATAACTGGTGATTTTCTCCCATTTGAATCTGCTGTAGGTTGTCATATTATTCCAGATTGTGAAGGCGGTACTCTTGAATATGATAATCTTATGGTAAGTAGTGAATTTCATAATGAAAAAATGGGAACAATGAATGCTTTGAAGTATAAAGAAATGTATGAAAAAGAAATGGCCGGTGTATAATGATTATTATGATTGGTGGCATCCCATGTTCGGGTAAGTCAACCTTGATGAGAGAAATAATAAGTGGATTGGGCTCTGCTGAGAATGTAGAGCCCATGAAGCTTTTCTCTTGTCAGAAACATAATGACATACTGGTATTGGGTAGGTATGCTGAGGGTGAACCTTTTGGGGGTACTGATAGATTGAGTTATGGTACTATCAAGAAATTCAGAGAATTTATAGATCAAGAGCATAAAAATTACAAACATATTATATTTGAAGGTGATAGATTTTTTAGAGCTGTTGATATAGAATGGTTGTTAGAAAACCATGATGCAAAAGTTTTAATTCTTACAGTAGATGCTGAAGAAGAAGCACGAAGGCATAAAGAAAGAAATGATACACAAACAGAAAAATGGTTAGATGGTAGAAGAACACAAATAAAGAATATAATGGTTAAGTGTGGAATGATTACACCGAGCAAAGTCAAAGAGCATTTAAGGAAAGTAAATAATAAAGAAGATATGTATGGTGTAAAAGATGAAATTACTAAATACTTACGATAATTTTTTTAGTGCTGACAAGACTCAAGAAATATATAATTTTGTTTTACAGTCGTTTTATCAAATAGGCTGGGAAGATGGTACTGAACCACAACATAGACAATATCCTAATTTACATAGTAGATATAGTTTAGAGGATTTAGAAGAAATTGATATTTTAAATCCTATTTTAAAAAAATTAGATTTAAATAAAACAGATTATGATTCGTGTATTGTTAATTTAACAAAGCCTTTAGATGTAAATTTTATTCATACACATCCAAAACAAAAGGTTGCTTTATATTATGCAAATTTAACTTGGAATCCAGAGTGGGGCGGTGAAACTATATTTTATAAACAGGATAGAAAAAGTATAGAATTAACAAATACATTTACTCCAAATAAATTAATATTTTTTGATGGTAGTGTACCTCATACAATTAAAGCACAAAATTTTCTTGGCCCATCTTATAGATTTACAATTAGTTTCTTTTTTAATGAAAGGATATAATTATGTTTGAGAGATATTTTGAGTATGCATTAATGTTTACAGTTTTTTTATGTTTGGCTTTAGCAGGTCATGCAATTATTGATTTGTTATGAGTGATTGGGAAAAAGCAAGGGATGCCTTTTTTGGTATGTTGATAATTATATTTATCATATACATTATGGGTGTTTTGGCAAAGATATGAATAAAGCATTTTGGATATTAATAACACTTTTTTTCTTGGCCAAGTTAGGAAGTATCTTACTTGACCACTACTGAATTGCTGTATAATCTGTATAACGGAATCATATAGGACAGGGGGGCAGTACCCCTCGCCTCCACCAAATTCTATTATGGGGGTGAACTAGTTTCGACTGTATAGGGAAGGTATATGGACAGCACCGAGAAGAATGATGGCTCGGTTATCAATCATTCAAACTACAAACGCAAACGATTATGACGTTGCGATTGCTGCTTAATTAAGTAGCCGAGTCCGAGGGGTACTTGGGAACAGAAACCCCTCACCATTTGGCGGGTGTAACTCAGCGGTAGAGTATCACGTTGCCAACGTGAAGGTCGTGGGATCGTACCCCACCACCCGCTCCAATATTAATCTTTAGAATGGAGAGAGTATGAAAATTCTAATGTTTATGGTTTTTGCATTGGTTTCAACCAATGTATTTGCTGGTGAAGTGATGCCACAGCAGTCTGGTGTTCCAATGACTGATCCTCAAGGATTTCCAACTGAAATTCATCAAGGAGAGCATTTCGTTCCAGCACCTCAAGGAGAAGGACATTTCCCAGCACCTCAAGGAAATGCACCATTCCCAGCACCTACTATGGATGGACATTTTCCAGCACCTCAAGGAAATGCACCATTCCCAGCACCGTTGGGAACTCCGTTTACAGCACCAGCACCTCATGGTGTTGTACCTCATGGCGCACCAGTTGTAGGTGTCCCACATCCTCAAACCCCCTGTAACAATGGAATAGCACCACAGCCAGCTCAGCCAGGCTTAGCACCATTAGCACCAGAGGGAGTAGCACCAGTAGCACCACAACAAGGATTAGTACCACAAAGTTAAACTTTTTCCTTGTATTATGACTATCATTATGTTATAATGGTTTTACTAAAGTGATGAGAGGGTTTGCCTCTCATCATTACTTTGATAATTTTTATAGGAGATTTTGTTTATGACTGTTATGCAAGGCGCACCCAAAGTTGGTAAGAAGAATGCTCGAATGATTACACGAGCTGAATCCGAAGTTACAGGATTACCACGTTGGGTAGAAATTTACACTTCACCTGCGACTGGTGAAATCGCTTTCAAAGATTGTGATCTTGATGGCGGAGCAAAAGATGTTTTTGCTTGTCGTAAAGCACTCAATAAATATTGGGGTGTGTAAGTAGTTTTATCTTTTTCGTTTTAATACTCCTTAAAGGGGGATGGGAAACCATCCCCCAATTTTATTATGAAAGCAATTATAGTATTATCATTTTTATTACTTAGTGGCTTTACTAATGTTTCTAAAAAAGAAATTGATTGTCTTGCAAAGAATATTTATTTTGAAGCAAGAGATCAAAAAGTTAAAGGACAAATAGCAGTTGCATTAGTAACTATAAATAGAGTGAGTAGTAGAAGATTTCCAAATTCTATATGTAAAGTTGTCAAACAAGCTAGATATAGAAATGGAAAACTGGTGAAACATAAATGTCATTTCTCTTGGTTTTGTGATGGATTATCTGATAGACCAAGAAATAAGATTGCATGGAAAGTTTCAAGAGTAATTGCAAA